CGTCTACTGTCCACAAGTTGATACCACGGTTCTGCCACTCAATGGTCATTAAGTTCATAGAACGACGTGCGGTCCGCAAATCGTAACCAGAACGCATTTCTCTACCGGCACGCTCCCACGCTTCTTCAGCGATTTCGGTAAAGTCCATGTTGAACGCTGTAGTACCGGATGTGGTCATTTTTTCCAGCCACTCTTAGCTCTAATTTTAGCTTCTTTCGAAAGCTGTCCGTAGTGATACAGTTTTTTAGACGTATTTGACATGGCTTTTCCAGTCATCAACGTCCCATCGGGGTGTTTGTGCATACCCCCTTTATGCTCTGTACCATCCTTAAAGTAATGCTTTACCCCCTTAGCCATTACTTTTTCCTCTTCAACGGAGCAACTCGTCTAGGCTTTCCTGCGGGCTGTCCAATCCGTTTCTTTTGGGCGATTCTGCTTCTTTTCTCAGCCGTCGTAGCTTCTGACGCAGTTTTAGGCGTTTTGCTAGAGACTCTTTTTGTTGGTCTACAGTAGGGGGTTCCCCGTTTTTCGCCTTTCTGCCTGCCACAAGCCTTACCTGTACGTACGTCCTTCCAGTCTTCTTTGAACCAACGTTTTAACGCAGCTCCTTTAGCTGTTTTGCGTACCGCCATTATTTACCTGCCTTCTTTTTGCGGCATTTGGCTATCGCACCTGAAGCATAGGCGGACGGAAAAACCTTGTATCTGGACTTAACCTTACGATAGCAATCGTCTTTAACCGTACCGCCTTTCTTGTAGTAACAACGCATAAACATCAACCTGATGTTAAAGTTTCATTTTGCCTCAGCTACCCTTCATCGACACCATTTTAGCGGCGCGAACACCTTTGGTAGCTTTACCGCAACCACGAACTTTACCGCCTGATTTCATGCCCGGACCTCTGCTAGGACCACCGGGTATTGGAGGACGTGAAGGACGTGAAGGACGTGGAGTAGGTCCGCCAGTTACAGGAGCGCGCCTCCTCGGAGCACGGGGCTTTCCTCGTGCTTCTTCCATCGCATGCAGCTCCTCATCACGAAGGTTACCCATAGCACGGTTACCCATAGCACGGCCACCCATAGGACGGCTACCCATAGCACGACCACCCATTTCATACTTCTTCATTTTCATAAACTCTTCCCCAACACTCTGTGGAACGCCAACTTTCTTGGCGAATTTAGGGTTATTGGCTACTGCAGCCATAAATTTTTGCTGTTTTTTAGACTTAGCGGGCATTACCACTTCACCTTGTCAGCCCAATACGCAGCGGACTTTTTGCCTTTAGCGATGTTCTTGCTATGTCGAGCTTTAAACGACTTACGTTTAGCCTTCATGCGAGCAGATTCACCTTTTTTAGGTTTGCCAGCAGTACTAGCGCCTTGCTCTCCGAAACGAATAATCTTTTCGGTACCCCCCTCACATGCCTTTACGACGTGTGATTTTTTGGGGTGATTAGGCGTTCTGCGCGGCTTATTACAAGCCATGCTCTTCTTATCGACTCTGCCACCAGCAGCGTAGTACCTACGCATAATGTCCTCCTCCTAGCTATAGAAGAAAGTCATAGCAGTGATATTCGTTGCTGTAGCTACGTAAACGTCTGAGACACAACGGATACCATCGTCAGGGATGTTGATTGAGTGCGAATCAGACGCTAGAAAGTCGATATCTAGCACTGTGTCACCACCGTTACCATTAGTAACAGTAAGGCGTCCTGCGCCCGCACCTGTCAAAACCTGTATCTGACGAACTCTAGCAGGGCCAACGGCTAAAGAACCGGTCCCAGTAACTCGTTTTGTTAGTACATCAGAGGACATGGATTACCTCCTTATCCCGCAGATACGGTCAAAACGCCTGAGTTACTCCATAGCTGCCCAGCAACAGTTGGATCAGAAGTCGGGAGGTCAGAAAAGATGATTACGCTGTTTGTACCATCGTATGTAATAGAAATATTCTCTGTAACAATACCGGTATTTGCAGCTTTGGTGATGTCCTTAAAGCCGTTCTCGGAACGGACTGGACCTTGGAACGTAGTGTTAGCCATTGTTATCTCCTGTCTCGGCTAGTGTCAGTTGCCCTATGCAACTGTCAGGGATAGATCGATCTTATAGAAAAAAGAAGGGGGCAACAAGTGCCCCCCATAGTCTTTTAAGCTCCGGGTGAACCGAAGATTCCAAGAGGATCTGAGACCCCGAAGGAATATCGCTCACGAGCCTTATAGCGGCTGTTGCCCGTATCGAAATCAGCGTCCATAGACGTAGACATCGGCGTACGAACAAAGTGCTTGAGGCCGTTCGGAACATCAGTCATCAAGAACCATGCGTCGGTATCCGTCAGATAATGGTTAACTGTGTAACCTTCTGGGATTGAACCGTTGTTACGGATGGCGTTGATGTCGTTGTCAGCCGTACCCACACGACCTTCAGTTTCGAGCAAACGAGTCGCTACGAACTGGAGATTGGGCGGAATAACTAGCTTACGAGGCTTGGCTGCAATCAAGAGGCCACGCTCATCGGTCCAACCTGCAATCTGAATAACGGCAGCTTCGAGAGAAGTTTCGTTAAGATCAGCCGCAACAGCGGGACGGTTTGAGTTAGAGCCACCTGATACCAACGGGTGGTCCGTTGCACACAGTACTTTGCCGTCACCATAAGTCGGGTTGCCAGAACCAGTGAACGCTTGGTTCAACACGGTTGCAGCTTTAACCTGCTTGGTGTACGCCATAGCACGAGCCAGCGCCTTCGTATAACGTGCAGACAATGAGTCATACAAGTTATCTTCAATAGCTTCTTCCGTAATTGAGAAGCCCATTGCGATGGTTTCATGTGTGTAACGTGCAGTCCATGCTTCTTGAGCATTGTCATACTCAATCGCAGCACCTTCGTTTTTAACAGGTGCGGCTGAGAAGCCAGACAGCTTGGTTTCTTCTTCAAAAGAGCGATCAGAAGATTCAGTTTCGTAAATCTCTGCGTGCTCTTCACCATACTTAGCGTACTCCATTCCAAACAGTGCGTTTAGACCGGGAAGGAGTTCTTTAAGTAGTTGGGCGCGTGAAATAGCCATTACTTATTCTCCTTATACGCCAGTGGTGTTGTCATACTGGTGACCTGCGTTCCACTTAACGTAGGCTTCCGTATAACCACCAGAGCTGTTCTTAGTTTCTTCGACCAAACCAATAATTCGGAAAGGCAAAGTAGCAGTAGTAGCAGACGTATCTGAAATCGCGCAACGTGAGTTGCCTGAAGTAGAGTCGCCAGTATTATCTACACCCGCCACGTTCGCACCAACGTCGGTTTGAGCGAGGTCGCCAATAGTAGTACCCGAAGATACAACAGCAGCTTTAAAGAGAATGTCAGTGCCATCTGCAACGAATGCTTCGATGTCAGATGCAACCGTGCTTGCAGGATACGATTGACGCCATACCTTGTAACCAAGGTTAGGGTCGGTGTACGTGCAACCAAGGAAAACACCAACAGGTGTCATAGCAGCATCGAACGTATCACGTTCAACGGTGCCTCCGGTGACAAGTTTAACAGCATCTCCATAAAAAATAGAGGTAGCATAGCCACTAGCAATAGGCATGTGACGAGTTACACCCACGAAAGGAGAGCCGCTCAACAGTTTCACCGGAACTAGGCCATAAGGCCCACTTACAGTAGGATAAGCCATTTTAAGCTCCTAAATTAAGTTCCGTTTCCAAAAGTAACCTTCGATTTGCGGTCATGAAATAACGGCATACGAGGGTCGTTTTCTCTCATGAGGTTGTTATCTACCGAAGCCATCTGAGACTTAGCTTGTTGTCCGTAATAATCATTACGTTCATCCACCATCTCTACTGGCGCTTTACAAAGCATCAGACCACCTTGCACGATATTATCTTTAAAGCGTTCGTTTTCGACGCTTACCAGAGTAATTTCGGGGTGTTCCGTAGCTTTTACCGGTTCCCAACCTTCACGAAGTTTGGAAGATACATTGGTTGGATCGACGTTTCCTAAAGTGCTAATGCGTATCCATCTGTAAGCATACCCATCCTCCGGTGTGGGAGAAGGTAGTACTTCTGGACGTTGCCAAGCCCTTTTTCGGCCAGTTTTTTCTCTCGTGTCTAGATCACGGTTTAGTCGATTCTCAGCCATTTGCCTTCCTCATATCTTTTGCAACCTGTTCGGCGTATTGTTGAGGTGTTAATCCCAGTCTTTTAGCGAGTGTCATTTGCGTTTGGGTTAGCCTAATTTTTTTAGGCGCAATGCTCCGCGTAGCGGGTGCAACGACATTTGCTGATTTTGTAGACCTTGTAACAACTTCCTCGTCGGTATCCTCGAAATTATCGGGAAACACTTGTCGCATACGAGAATCTATTTTCTCGTAGTATTCGTCACTTTGGGGGTTAACCCCCTCTTTGACTAATTTAGAGTGCAGCCCCAGTGCAAAGCTGGTCATCTCATCATCTTGCCCAAACCACGAATTAGACTGTGCCCATTCGTTAGCTCGTTCATCGACAACAGGTGCCTCTTGTACTGGAACGTTGTTTTGTGTATCTGGCTCCGTTTTTACAGGAGTTTCAGTTCCTTGTAAAGCATCAGGTTTCAAGTTATTTAACCTATCTGCTTTAAGTTTTGCGTTTGTTAGCTTTTCTTGTGCCTCTATGAGCTTGTCTGCATCCCCCGCTTCGTACGCTTGCTTATACGCACGTTTGGCTAATATCATTTCACCATTAGCCGTACGCTTTGCTTGTTCCAGTAAAAGTTCTTGGTTTTTACTAACCGCCCCTTTTAGCTGTTTATTCTCTTCGACAAGCTGTTGAGCAAGACGTTCATATTCTTGACGCTCTCTAAAGGCCTCCTCTTTAGCTCTCCGTTCGTCATGGTATCCCCTAGATAGACTTTTAATCCGCTTTTGTACTTTCTCTGAGTACTCGTCAAGCTCATCGTCAGTCAAATCTTCCGGGGGTTTTCCGGGCTTACGTAACTGACCTTTCTCATCTCTATCTTTAGCAGGGATATCATCATCGATGATCTCTACCTCTACTTCGTCAGATGTTTCTTCTTTCTTAGCCTTCCCTAACGTTTCTGCGCTGGACGGTTCGATCTCAATGTCCATACTTTCTTCTTTTTCGTCAGGAAACTCAAATTCAACTTTCTGAAATGGCATTGTCTACTCCTTATGCACGGGTAATACCGCGTGGGTCAGCAACCACAGCCTCAATAGAATCATCGTTCATCAAACGATACTCTACTCCATTAACCTTAAACCTAGTGCCTGTATTGGCCCTAAACATCACGTAATCCCCGGCTTTACACCACGGACCTGTCGGGAATCGATCTTCATCAGCATAGGCTTGTTGGCCCATGTCCAATACCAAACCAATAATCGACATGACGTGTTCTTGGTTAATTGTCGTTGCAGACTTTACTAATCCTGATTCCCCATAAGTCTCTTCGACTTGGGGTAACGCTACTAAAACTCTATAGCCCACAGGTGTTGGGAGTTGGTTTTCAATATCCTCTTCAGTTAGTTCAACTTCAGCGATAGCTTCACTCATCGTCATCTTCCATGTAATTTCGGGCAAGGTCATTTATATGGGACAAACAGGTCTCTAGACCTCGAATCAAGCCTGTTGCTTCCTTGTACTGGGTGAAGTCTTTAGCTCCCCCCGATGCAAGAAAATCCACTGCAGAGGAGCGATCCTCCTCGATTTTATCTCTTAGCACGTCAAAGACGGTTTTAGCCACTAGCTACCTCGGTTTCTTCCTTCAAGAATCTTGGCAAGCTCAACACCAATTTTGTCGTCCATATCCCTAGTCGTAACGGCAAGTTTCATACCGTCCTTTTCAGCTTCAAGTTCTAGTTCTTGACGATCTAATTTAAGCTGCTGCGCGTCTATCGCAGCGTCTACTGCATCTTTCTGCGTCTTCCTTTCCTGCTCGGCCATACGTAACTGCGCGTCCATCTGGTCTTTCTGCGCTTTTCGCTGTACTTCGGCCTGCTTGATTGCGAGTTCTTGTTGTTGTAACTGGAAAGTAGGATCTTGCATCTGCTGCTGTGCAGCGGCTTGTGCAGCTTGTTGCTGGTTTGCCTGAGACAACTGAACACCCGCTTTTGCCATAACCTGCGCTAGCGAAACTTCGATGTCTTCTGGTAATGACTCGTTTGGAGGTGGCAATGCTGCGCCAATCTTCTCCTCCATCTGCTTACGGTATTTAAACGCCGTATGTTCTGCCAAGTGAGCCTGCAACGCGCCCATAATTGCCTGCGCCTGCGGGTTCTGCCCAATCATCTGAGCAATTTGGGGGTCTTGCATAAACGACTGGTGAGTCGCTATGTGAGCGTCGTGGTCCTGATACATGAACGCCTTCATCGGCTTGCCAGTCAGCGCATCCATATTCTCGCTTACTGGGTCTGTCGGTTTCAGGTCGTCCTCCATCGGCACGAGTTTTTCTGCGTTCTTAACGCCTAACACCTCAATCATCTGTCGGTGTAACTGCGGTAAGTCGTATATCTGCGGAGCTGTCTGGGCCATCTGCAATACTGCTTGGTACTGCACCACCCGCTGCGCCATTGTCGAACTGTTTGGGTCACTGACAGGGATCACATCCACTGCCATGTAATCGTCTTTTCTAGCCGTAACCGCACCACGAATCGGCTCGTACCCATACTCAGCCGGAGCGTACTCCGACATAATCGCCTTGAGCATCTTGAACTCTTGCTTCATGGCGTAGTGAACGCGGGCCTGTACCGCAGCCATCGGCTTTAATGTACGTTCTAACAGAGCTAGTGTGGTTCCAACTGGCGCATTGGCCGACATATCAGAGATGTTCATATCACTGATAGCACCCAGCCTACGACCTTCCGTAGTAATCTGGTTCAGCAACGCGAGCAGCGTTTGGCTTGGCTCCTTATAAGGAAGTGGCATGATGTTGTCGCGGATCGAGCCAGACGGTACATCAACGTCTTTCCATTCGCCCGGTTCAATCGGCGTGTCATCACCTTTGATCCTAAGTCCACGAGCTTTTAAACCCCCCGGAAGGTTAGACAACGTACCCGCATCAACTAGCTGGCGAATAAGAGAGGTGCCAGCTTTAGCATAACCACCAATAATGTGGATGAGGCCAAGCCCATAAAACCCAAATCCGGGCACATATACATAGTGCACAAAATGCTGACGCTTAAGATGCAATGGATCTTCTTCTGCCCAGTTACGTCGAATAGCTAGAACTTCCCCGGAACCACGCTCAAGCGTAATAACGTAAGGTTTAGCAATATCGTCATCATCAAGCTCGTCGATCACCATGTCCGCATGGATCTCGTAGATCGCGTATCGGTCATCGTCAGTTAGCGAGACACCACTGTCTTCAGCTTTCTGCTTTTCAATGTCACTGTGGTAGGGCTGAGGATCGCCAAGATCAATATCACGGTAAAAACCACTGGCTTGTAGTTTTTTCAAATCGTTCTTGGTCTTCCGCATGATGTGCGTTACACGTTCTGCGGTTTCGATATGACTTGCGCCGTAAGGCACGACAACATCTTCAGCGGGAATATAGATAGCAACTTGTCGTCCCATATTGGGATCGTAGTAAACTTTTTTAAATGCGGAACCAGCCAACCCGAGGCTATACAACATTCGCTCATGCTCTGAACGGTACTCCACCATCCGCTCAGTCAACTCGTAATTCATATCTGCACGAACACGTTCGGCAGCTTCAATCTTTTCGGGGTTTTCTTGGCCTAGTATCTTTACTTTAACAGGACCAGCGGCGGGAAAAGTTTCACTCATTGTTTCCGCTTGGAAACGAATAGCAGCTTCGGCAAGGACGTTAGAATAGACACCGCACGCACCTTCCCAAGGATCCGTACGCTCTTCGTATTTAAATCCTAAAACTTCAAGCCCTTTAACAAACGTGTCAGCCCAGTCTTTACGGCTATCAATGTCTGCTTCAACGAACCCCAAAACGTCATTTGCAAGATTTTGTAAAACATCGTCTGGCAGGACTTCAGCAAGATTAACGTTGAAATCTGCAAGATCAGCCATGTTAGCGTCAGGAATAATCGTAATCTCGACACTTCCATCGTCCAGTGTGACCATTTCTGGGTTGACAACTTCGATCTCCAGTTCTGCAGGTTCTTCGCCCTCCAGTTCTACGCCCAGCATATCATCTAGACCTTCGGGAGCCGCATACAAACCTTTTTCAATCGCCATAACTTAGCCTCTTAGTAGTACCCACCACGGCGCTGTCTAAAATATCTTTGTTCATCGGGTTCATCAGTCGGCAAACGAATAAACCCACCTTGCCTAAAACGCATCAACGCCATGACGGTAGAATCCACCAAGTCATCATGGCTCATAAATGGAAATCCAGCAATCTCTTCAATAACTTCTTCAGCCCACCTTGTTTGGGGTACCCAAACTAAACCAGACGCAACGATATCGGAAACGGAATTTAATCGGGCTAACTTATCCCCCGAACCTCGATGCGGTGTGTATTCCGATACCGGTAACCCCATCCTACGCATCTCTTGATAGAGTGCGGTACCTGAACTTTTCTTCTCCACAATAAACGCATCTGGATCCCACTCCCGATACTCTTCCATTGCTAAGTCTTTAAGTTCTGGGAACTCTAATCGCTGCTTAATACTGTTCAGCAGTATTATATTATACGCATCTGCATCTTCGTTTAGGAAGACACCCCACGTTGTTAATGCTGTAAAGTCTGCACGGTTATGCTTTTCTGCTGCCGCATCAAGCGACATGATAATGTACTCGCATACTGGAGGGCTATCCCCAACCCAAGTTTGCCACCATTCCCGCTTAATGATCGACGCTTCTTCCGCCGTGGGTTCTTGCTGATACTGCGCGTTCCACTGAAACGCAGGCATGGATGCCTTAGTACGTAGCAGTGCGTTCAAGTCAAAAAATTCAGGCCATAGCGGTTTTTGTACAGGCGTGCCCTCTTTGTCTTCTGTATCAAGGATTGCGGGGAACTCTACAATCTCATACTGGTCCGCCAACTGGTTCTGGGCCATATCTCGCGTTACGCGACCTGTCAGGTCATCCATATGCCAGCGGGTCTGGATAATCGCTACGCGGCCTCCCGGCATCAAACGAGTACGCGCACCGAACGTGAACCACTCATATGCCTTCTCGAACACCTCGAAGTTCCCGTTGATTACATCCTGTTCTGAGTGAGGATCATCAACCAGTAATAAGTCCGCGCCTCGACCTGCAATCGACGATCCAATACCGCACGCATAGTATTCACCACCCATGTTTGTATTCCAGCGGCCAGCCGACTTAGAGTCAACCGCAAGCGACACAGTAGGGAAGATAGACCTGTACTCATCTGTATTAATTAGGTTCCTTACCTTCCTACCGAAGTCCACTGCAAGGTCCGTAGTGTGTGACACCATCATGACCTTCTTGTTAGGGTTCCGCCCCAAGAACCACGCCGGAAACATAATAGACACTAATTGTGATTTTCCGTGGCGGGGCGGGATGTTAACGCATATCCTGTCTTTTTCCCCTCGTTCAATAGCCATAAGCATATCTGCGAGGCGTCGGTGGTGCCTGCCCACCTTATAGTCAGGCTGCATGCGTTTACAAAACGCAATCAAATCGTTATAAGCCTTCTCGTTCTCCTTACGATTCGATAATTCATCTACTAGTTTATCAATCTCCGCAACTTCTTCTGGCGTATAATGTTCCAGATTGGTCAACATGACCTGAATTTCTGCTTCAGTAAAGTCAAGCTGCGTGTTAAGCGTAGCGTTAGGCGTCGTCATCGTACGGTTCAGCCTTCTTAAGCCCCAACTCTACGTCCACATCGATCTCTTCGCCATCTAAAATAATAGCATCTTCTGCCTCGACGGGCGGATTGACTAGTTTTTCTAGCTTTGAACGCAGCTTAG